TGGAGGTAAAATACCACCCTGCAATGCACAAGCCATCCAATTAGGGTCAGGATGTGTAACCTTTGCAGGTTCATCAGGTGTCTCTGGGTCTTCCCATACTACACAATATTCTGTTCTGTGTGGCTCTAGCTTTTCTTTTGCCCAACATAGTCTATCCCAAAGATGTGTGCCTTGAAATTCTGGTGTTTCTATTGTCATGCTAGGTCTCCAATTAATGCTGTTGAAGTATCATCATCTACATTAGAATCACTACTATTTGTAGGTTGAACACTAAATCCATTTGAAAGTGGGTTTATAAAATGCCCTCTTCTGGCTCTTGATGATTGGTTTGAACCAAAACAACAAGCATTTCTATCTACTAATAAGTTTGTTGCAGTAAATGTAAAATCTCCAGTGCCATTATCAGTTGATGACGTTATATTAAAAGAATCTTGTGATTCATGTTGATGAGCATGAACCCACATCTTTGGAATACAATTAAAAATGTAACTTGTATCAATAGATTTAGTTGTGCCAGTATTTACTGCATCACTTGTCTGTAATGTATCAAATGCTATTGTTCCATTTGCCATTATGAAAGGTCTCCATGTACTGTAACCATAATTACATCACTGTCTGTTGAGTTGTTAGCATGAATTTCTGTACAAAATATTCTACACCCAGTAGTATGTTGCTCTCCTTGACTATATTGCATAGCAATATGACCAGATGCAGAATCTGCATTTGACATTTGAGCATAATCGTCATTACCCATGTTAGTTGTAAAGGCAAAATCATAATCGCCTGTGCCGTTGTCAGAGATGCTAGATTGATTAAAACTATCTCTTGTTGATATAGTTCCTTCACCTTCAATTTGACTAAAAAATTTACACAACCCTTGCTGAATACTTGTCTGATTGCTACCCTCACCTCTAATAGTCATAGAGTTTGCACTTGCACTAACTACAGGTGTTGAGCCAATGGTTATGGTTGTTGCAGTGGACTTACCTGTGATTGTGTCTAGGATTACAGTACTCATGCAAGGTCTCCATGTGTTATAGTATAATTTATTGGAGCATCTACTAAGGAATTATTTCCATCTACTGTTCTTTGTCTATAAGAGCCAACAAAAACATCATCTGAAACTATCTGAGTAGTAACAGAGTTATCATCATTTTGAGCATTAATAGTATAATTTACATTAGCATAATCATTCGTTATTGTAAGAGTTGTATCACCAGTGCCACCATCAACGATACTAGCAATATTAAAACTTGCTGTTATAGAAGGTGTTCCTTGTTGATTAAACCTAATCCGAGTTTTAGCCAACCCTTCTTGTAAAGTAGTTGTCACACTACCTGCTGTAACAGATATAGAATCTGCCGTGGTTACACCTTTTAACTTATCTATAGCTATCTCTGATGCACCACCACGAGTTAGATATGTATCTACTTTAATTGTACTCACGATACCACCAACCTTCCACCACTATTCACTGTCAATGTAACGCCACTATCTACTGTAAATGTTCCAGTAACTTGTGCATTTTCTGTGGCTAGTATTGTTGTATTAGCCGTTAAGTTTTGTGCATTAGTTCTAAACAAACCACCTGCTTTAAAATTACCTTTATTCTCTGCGGCTGGTGTGACTGTGCCAGTTTGAGGTGCTAAATAGTTTACAAAGATATTGCCAGTTCCAGAACTAGGTGCCGCTGAAAATGTTAATGTTGTGCCGTCTGGAATAGTATAGGCAGCGGTGTCTTGTACAACACCATCTACAGAAACCAAAACATCTTGTACTGAACTAACGGCAGTCGTTAATGTAAATGTGGTATCCGATCCATCGCCATTGAATCTTTGTACGGCAGTAGTCGTTTCAAAGGTTGTAACTGGTGATACACCAATAAAAGCCATTATGTTATCTCCATAATACTCAATGTTCCCGATAGCTTATCCGCTACGCTACAGTCCACAGTAATCTGATCTGTAGTTTCTAATACAACTTTATTTCCCGCCATCAATTCTAGTGCAGATCCAACTGGAATGGGTGCGTCTTTAACAATGACACTTGTTCCGTTTGCAGTATTGTTTGTTACGGCTCTGTTTGCCGTATCACTTACTAATCTTACTGTCGCAGTGACTTGAGAAGTATGTATATTTGATAAAACCAATCCAAGAACGATTGTTGTTGTGCTACTTGCTGCCGTGTAGACTACATACGGAGTTCCGCTTGAAGCAGGCTCGGCTGCAAAATTGACCACTTTAAATGTATTTGCCATATTATTATCCTAACGCTATTGCTAATGCTGTTGCCTCGTTTGCTGCATCTGTAGCACTTGTTGCACCTATATCAGATAATACTTCAGAGGCACTTCTGCCTTCTATACTTGTACCATCAACTCTTAAAAAATCATTATCGGCTATGCCACTTGTTGCCACCAATACATTACCATTTGATATACCAGTTGATAAAGTAGCAGTTGTAGTTATTGCCGTACCATTTAGTGTAATAGCATCTGCTTCTAACGTACCATCAAAGTCACCATCTACAGCATCTATATTACCTTTGAATATTGTAGATGTGACTGTGCCAGTGCTTGGATTGTAAGTTAGATTACCATCCATCTCCAAGCCAACATTACCAGTGCTTGATGTTGCATCTTCTACAAAAGCAATTAAATTTTCTTCGTTTGTGTTTTCATTATCTGTCACTAATACATGAGAAGAGTTTGTTGCATTTACTGCGTTAGTTGCATTTGTTACTGTGACCCCTGCAATTACTGTATTTAAAGCGGTACCATTTACTGTTATTGCGTCAGCTTCTAGTGTGCCATCTACATCTACATCACCAGATATATCTAAGTCTGCCATAACTGCTGTGCCAGTTAAAGTAGGTGCAGTTAATGTTTTGTTTGTTAAGGTATCCGTAGTGGTTCTGCCAACTATTGTATCTGTCGTTGCAGGAAGAGTTAGTGTGGTATTACCAGAAAAAGCAGAGTGTGCGGGTGCTTTAAGTGCTGCATAATGTGCATTAGAGCTTTCACAATACATCCTTAATTCTGATTGTGATCCAGTGTTTTTAAGAGCTATAACACCACCTTCAACTGTAAGATCGTCACCTACAGATAAGTCTGCTCCCAATGTTGTATTACCACTTGCATCTAAAAATACTGACTTTGATGCAGGTATGGTACAAAAGATTGTCTTTGTACCAGCACTAAAGTTTACTGCACTATCACTATTTGAACTACTTATAACTGTTGTTCTGGCTAAAGTGTCTGGACTAGCATCAGTGATAGTCCCAAGACCCACTTCAAACTCTGCTGTTCCAGGCAAAGTCACTGCATAGTATGTAGTGTTAGAATTACCTATTCCTGCAACAAAAGTTTCAAAACCAGTAACTGCACCAGCTAAATTAAACGTACCTGTACCCGTTGTAGTCGTTGTTTCTTTTACTCTGTCATTTAAGACTAATGCCATTATTTAAGCTCAATAGTTAAGTTGTTTGCATTTATTCTAAATATATCACCAGACTGTATTGTTTTACTTGCATCCAAAGCACCTACAAAAAGGATGTTACCACTACTAGATGCGTCTGCTATTATTACATGTGTTATTGTATTGTTAGTTCCACCAGATGCTGGAAACTCAATATTAGCTGCGTTTTTTGCAGTTTGTGTATCTGTTGAGTCTGCACCTATAGTTGTCCAGTTTGCTGCTGTAACTTGCTGTCTTGCATAGTTTGTAAAGTTTGCCTCTGTGACTGATCCAGTCTCTGCTGCACTTACTGCCGTTGCAAGTCCTACATATATGCTATCACCCGGTGATGAAAGACTAAGAGAATTATTCTTAAACAAGAAGTGTAATATTCTTCTCTCTAGATAATTGGTTGCTGCATTTGCTGTTGCCATTTTATACTCCTATGTTCTCGGTCTTGATGGTAGACCAACTCTGTATCCGTCTGTGTTTTCTCTTGCTTCGCCTAGATCTTTTACTCTTTCTAAATACTGCATATACAACTTATCGTAGTTTTGTATAACGTCTGGTTCACCTTTCATAAAAGTATAAGCCTCTACAAGAGAACCATAAAGCAAGGCAAACGGTGCATTTGTACTAACCCAAGTTGTACCACTATCGGCACCTGCGGTCAAACTAGCAGGTCTGTAGAAATAGTGTAACTCTATGGTGTAATTGCTGTCTGGTGTTGGTGCTAAAATAAAATTGTTCTCATCAAATCGTGCAAAGTATTTAGGAAGACCAGTTGTAGATGCACTAGGTGTGTACTCTCTTAAAAAGTTTACATCTTTCTGAAGTAAAAAGCTCTCTGAACCAGAAGTAGTTATTTGCAAAGAAAACGATGCTAAATAATCTGAAGGCACTGTCAAAAACTGATCTGACGAGGTTAATGCACTTGTTACATTTTTTCTAAAATAATCAAGATCGACACTCTTCAATATTTTTTCTTCCGAGGCTTTGATAAAATCTGGAAGGTGCGTAACAAAAGTTGACTCACTATTGTCTGTATAATCTTGTATTGCTGTTTTTAATTGTGCTAATGTAAAACTCATTTAAGTCCCCAATGTAACTGGGCCAGCAGTAATTCTACCACCACCACCTTGTATTCCACCTGTTATTGCCGTACCACTACTAGCAGAAAAACTATATCTGTTGTCATCAATCTTAGTTATTGTATAGCCACTTGCACTTTCAAGTATAGATTTTGTAAACCCATCAAAGCTAGATACATTTCT